AGTTAAGGCCTTCTTACAGAAACGCCTTAAAATTTACAGGATACGAAAAAATTTCACTGATCCGCGATCACTTATCGCTGATTTTACTACGCCTATTCCGGTTAATTGGACACTTGTTAAAGATAATTTAAAAAACATTTTATTGACTTGATTGCGTGGCCTCGAACCAGTGACCGTTGACCGGTGACCGGTGACCATCGACCTCGTATCGGTCACCATCTAGAAGGCTCATTCGACCAACGATCACGGAACAAAAAACAAGAATAAAAAATCACGTTTGCGTGAAAAAAGTACCTAACAACGCGGGCCTTGTTGCAAGTCGAATAGATGTATAGAGGGCCCATTTCAAATCGACTTCTTGAAAGTGTTTATTTATTAAGCTATTGTAAACAGGCCCCTTTACATTTAGATGGTACCATAGCCCCTGGGGGTATAAAAAAAATTATGAACTTAGATAGACTTAGCGATGAAGAACTAAAGGACTTAGTTCTAAAGAAACAACTCGAATTTATTAAACTTTGTCAAGATAACTTTTTGTTATTTGCACAAACTGTTTGGCCTGACTTCATTTATCGTAAAACAAACGATCCTTCTAAGTTTGGGCATCATCAAATTATTGCAAAGCAGTTTGAGAAGATTGCCAACAATGATGAAAAGAGGCTCATTATCAATATGCCTCCTAGACATACAAAATCTGAATTTGCATCCTACCTGTTTCCTGCTTGGATGATTGGTAGAAACCCAAAGATGAAACTGATGCAGGTATCACACAACGCTGAACTTGCAACAAGGTTCGGTAGCAAAGTAAGAAACTTAATGGACACCGAGGAGTATAAAATGATCTTCGGAGATGTTAGACTGCGAGAAGATAGTAAGGCAAAAGGCCGATGGGAGACCAATCATGGTGGCGAATATTTTGCAGCGGGGGTAGGCGGTTCAATCACAGGACGAGGGGCGGACTTACTTATTATCGATGACCCACACACTGAACAAGACTCAATGTCAGACACGGCTATGGATAGAGCATACGAATGGTATAGTTCCGGGCCTAGACAACGTTTGCAACCAGGCGGAAGAATTTGTGTAGTCATGACCCGTTGGGCAACTGACGATTTAACAGGAAGGCTCATTAAGTCTCAATCAGAACCTAAAGCAGATAAATGGAAAGTAATTGAGTTCCCTGCAATCTTACCATCAGGAAAACCTGTATGGCCTGAATATTGGAAACTAGAAGATCTCGAAGCAGTTAAAGCATCTGTATCAACTAAGAACTGGAATGCACAATACATGCAAGATCCTACTTCTGAAGAAGGTGCGATCATCAAAAGAGAATGGTGGAACGATTATGACAAGGATCATTTACCAAGGCTCTTACACGTGATCCAATCTTATGATACCGCGTTCTCTGCAAAAGAGACTGCCGATTATTCTGCAATAACAACATGGGGTATATTTGAGCCTGTAGAAGGTTATGAGAAAGCAATCATATTATTAGATGCTATTAAAGGAAGATATGACTTTCCTGATTTAAAAAATGTAGCTTTAGAACAATACAATTACTGGGAACCCGAAACAGTGATCGTGGAAGCAAAAGCTTCTGGTCAACCACTTATTCATGAATTAAGACGTGCCGGTATTCCGGTAATCGATTTCGTTCCTGCCAAAGGAAGGGACAAATTTACAAGAATAAATAGCTGTGCACCGGTGTTTGAATCTGGTATGGTCTGGGCTCCGTTGGACGAGAAATTTGCTCAAGATGTCGTGGAGGAATGTGCAGCATTTCCTAACGGACAATACGATGACTATGTTGATTCTATGACGCAAGCTGTGTTAAGATACCGGCAAGGTGGATTTGTAACAACTTATTCTGACGATTGGGATGATCCTCCAATGAGACTCGAAAGAGAATATAAATATTACTAGGAGTAAAAATGGAAGAAGCTACTAAATATAAAAAATATTTAAAAGCACTTAAAGAGGCAACTAAGAAAAAACCAAAAGTTGTTAAACCAATTAAAAGAAATTTAGGAGGAGCGAGCATGTTAAAAAATCCAGGTAAAGCAGATCTAGACAAAGACGGAAAATTATCCGGTTACGAAAAGAAAAGAGGAATGGCAATAGAAAAATCTATGTCAGGTAAACCAATGAAAGCAGCTCTAGGTGCTTTAGCATTAGGTGCAGGAGTATTAGGTTTAAAAAAATTTTTAAAAAATAGAAAAAAAATAGCTACATCAAACACGGCTAATAAAATGCCAGTTGGTGATCTCGTTGAATATAAAAAGAAACAAATTATGGGTGCTGCAAAAGGTAAAGCAGTTAATAGAAGAGAAGATATTAGAAAAAAACAAAACCCTATTTCTGAGTATGATAAAAAAGGAAAATTAAAATACACAGCTGCAAAGATGGGTAAATCTATTAGAGGTTACGGTGCCGCTAGAACTTCTGGTATGGGTCTTCAAGATGAAGCAATGAAACCTGGAAAAGTTATGATGGCTAAAGAAGGTAAACAAGCATCGATAGGTTATAAAGCACCTCCTTCACCACAAAAAAAGGCTAGATTAGAATCTAAGTATAAAAGAAATGTTAACCCTATGAAGGCTGAAAGAATTGCAGAAGGGGATAGAGGAAGAAGAAAAGAATTTTTTAAAAGATTAAGAAAGCTTCCTAAAATTGCAGGTAGTATGGTACCTGGATCTATCTCAGTTGCAGAAGCTAAAAAAATTAAATCTTTCTTACCAGGTAAGAAAAAAGTATCTGGAAGAATGGGTGGTGGTATGATGAACAAACCTATGGGTTATAAAAAAGGTTCATCAATCATGGCAAGAGGATGTAAACTTGGTAGAAAAAAAGCTACTAAATTATCTTAGTTGCACTTCAGCCATTAACAGGCTAAAAGGATAAAACATTATGGCTGTAGAAAAAAACGAAGTTGAAATCAAACAAGAAGAAAAGATTGAGGACAACGAGGGAACACCAATCATTGAAGAAGAAGTTGATGAAGTTTCAATTGAAGGTGAAGAAGAAATTGACGACAGACCACAAGATGATTTCAATGCAAACTTAGCCGAGTTCATGGATGAAAGAACTCTTGGTCGAATGGCCATGGAGTTAATATCCGAATACAAGAAAGATAAAGAATCTAGAAAAGAATGGGAAGAAGCTTACATTAAAGGTTTAGATCTGTTAGGAACTAAATTCAAAGAAGTAACAAGACCATTTAAAGGAGCGTCATCGGTCACTCATCCGTTGCTCGCGGAAAGTGTTACGCAATTCCAGGCACAAGCCTATAAAGAATTAGTACCCTCAGATGGCCCTGTTAGAACTCAAATTGTAGGATTAAGATCTCCACAAGTAGAACAACAATCAGATCGTGTAAAAGATTACATGAACTATATGTTGATGGAGAAAATGGAAGAATACACAACTGACATGGATCAGATGTTATTTTATTTACCATTGTCCGGTAGCACTTTTAAGAAAGTCTACTACGACTCAATCATGCAAAGACCTGTTTCTAAATTTATTCCCGCAGAAGATTTAGTAGTTCCATACTATGCATCAGATTTGAAAGATACAGATAGAATTACACACGTACAACGGCTAACGGAAAACGAAGTCTTGAAACAAATGGCTTCTGGTTTCTACCGTGAAGTTGAACTGGCTAGTGCAAACGAGACCACGGACAACGTACAGAAAAAGATAAACGAATTAGAAGGTATTAAAAAAACAGGTGATGATGCATTAAATATAATTTTAGAAATGCATGTTGATTTACATTTAGATGATTATGAAAAATTTGATTCACGTGCTAAGAAAATAAAAATTCCTTATGTGGTCACCATTGACGAGGGCAGTGGTGAAATATTATCGATCTATAGAAACTATAGACCAGACGATCCTACTTATAAAAGAATAGAATACTTTGCTCACTACAAATTTTTACCAGGTTTGGGTTTTTATGGTTTCGGTTTAACCCATATGATCGGAGGGCTGTCACAAGCAGCCACTCAATCATTAAGACAATTGATTGATGCAGGTACTTTAAAGAATTTACCTGCAGGATTTAAGTCTAGAGGTATCAGAGTTAGAGATGATGACCAACCAATTCAACCTGGAGAGTTCAGAGATGTTGATGCACCGGGCGGAAACATCAGAGAACAGTTCTTTAACCTACCATTTACAGAACCATCAACAACATTATTCAACCTTTTAGGTTTTTTAGTACAAGCAGGACAGAAATTTGCAGCGATTACTGATTCAAATATCGGTAATGATGCACAAAATCGTGCTGTTGGAACTACAATTGCTCTTATGGAGAGAGGTTCAAGAGTAATGAGTGGTGTTCACAAGCGTTGTTACTACGCAATGAAGATGGAATTTAAAATTTTAGCAAGAATTATGGCTGAATCTTTACCACCAGAGTATCCATATGACGTTTACGGTGGCCCAAGATTCATAAAAGCACTAGATTTTGATGATAGAGTAGATATTTTACCGGTCGCTGATCCAAATATCATGTCTATGGCTCAAAGAGTGACATTAGCACAGACACAATTACAAATTGCGAGTACAAATCCACAACTTCACAACATTCATGAAGCATACAGAAGAGTTTATGAGTCGTTAGGAACAAAACAAATTGAAACTTTGTTAAAACCTGCACCAAAACCACCTGAACCAATGGATCCTGCAAAAGAAAATGCTAGAGCGTTGCAGATGCAATTACTTACTGCGTTTGAATTCCAAGATCATGATGCACATATTGCTGCTCACATGGCATTTATGCAATCAAGAATGGTTCAGATCAATCCACAAGTTTATGCTTTACTACAAGCACACATTTCTGACCACGTTTCTTTTAAAGCTAAGTTAGAAGTTAGAGAACAACTGATGAATGACCCGAATATGGCTCAACTTGCACAAGCTGATCCACAACAATTTCAAATTCAGTTTGATAAAGCTGTTGCAACAGCAGTTGCAGAGATAACTGAACAATTAATCAGAGGTGAAATGATGGCGGCAGCCGGTAAACAAGATCCTTTGGTTAGATTAAAACAACAAGAGATAGATCTTAAAGCAATGGATATGCAACGTAAGGAAAGAGAAGCACAATTAAAAGCGGAAATGGATATGGCTCAAGAAGCAGCTAGATTGGATTTCCAATATGATAAACTTACAGCACAAGATCAACAATCAGATGAACGATTAGAAGTTGCTAGAGAAAAATTGGCAAAAAAATAATTGATATGGACAAAAGAAAAGGATTAAGCGGGGGAAAGAAATATGGCCCTCCACCTAAAAGAGGCCCTAACCCTCAAGGTCTTAAATCCAGTGATAAAAAACGATTACGAAAAGCTTTCAAACGAAAGTAAATTAGTTTATTTAGCCGGTCTATTTGATGGTGAAGGTAGCTTTGGTCTTTGGAAAAAAGGCAATAATAAAAAAAGATTTGAAGTATCTGTAGAGATGAGAGATTTAGATGCTATATCTAGATTTCAAAATTTCTTTGGTGGCACTGTGCATAAATGCAAGATAAGAAAGGCTCATTGGAATCAAACATGGCGTTGGAGAATGAGTGGAGAGAAGGCTTTCAAAGCTCTCGAAAAGATGGTAAACTTTTTATGTTTAAGACGTAAGGAGAAATTTTATGTGGTTAAGTGCGATAAAGCTAGCTTTGAACGCGGGAAGCAAAATATATGCCAACAAGCAGAAAGCAAAGATGGCTATGTCAGAAGCACAACTTCTTCATGCTGAAAAGCAAGCTAGAGGTGAAGAAGCATATCAAGGAAAACTTTTAGAAGCTAGACAATCAGATTGGAAAGACGAGGCAGTTCTTATAATTTTAAGCATGCCCGTGTTGGTGCTCGCTTGGGCAGTGATATCCGATGATCCATCTGCAATGGACAAAGTAAAATTATTCTTCGAGATGTTCTCGCAGCTTCCATCATGGTTCACAAACTTGTGGATCTTGGTCGTGGCATCGATATATGGTATAAAGGGTACACAAATATTCCGTAACGGAGGAGGAAAAAAATAGATGACAAAATTATGTCCAAGAGGAAAAGCAGCAGCTAAAAGAAAATTTAAAGTATACCCCAGTGCATATGCGAACGCATACGCTAGCAAAATTTGTGCAGGTAAAATAAAAGATCCCTCAGGAACTAAAAGAAAAGATTGGGGCCCTAAAAAAGCTAAAGTTGGAATGGCTGTTTCAGCAGGTTCACAATCAGCGTTAGGACGTTTACAAAAATCAGGTATAAAAGCGAAGAGTGGTACAATGGTTAAAAAGAAATTAGTAAAAGGTAAAGATTACGATATGACTAGTGATGAATTAATTGCATTAGTTGAATCAGTAAATGACCCAAACCCAAAGAAAAAAGATAGAATTTATTCTTCAGGTAATAAGATGAAAATTAAAAGATCTAAAGAAAATATAGATAGATACAATAAAGGTGGAATGGCAAGAGGAATGGGTGCCGCTGTAAAAGGTGGAAAATTTCAAGGAACATTTTAATGAATAAAAAAGGTTCTTGTTGGGACGGCTACATGCAAAAAGGCATGAAGAAAAAAGGTGGTAAGATGGTTCCTAATTGTGTACCGGCAATGAAATCTGGTGGTCTTACAAAATGGTTTCAAGAAAAATGGGTTGATATTGGTGCTAAGAAAAAAGGTGGCAAATATCAAGAGTGTGGAAGAAAATCAGCATCAAGTTCAAAACGTAAATATCCAAAATGTGTGCCTCTAGCAAAAGCTAGATCAATGTCTAAATCTCAAAGAGCTAGTGCAGTAAAGAGAAAAAGATCTGTAGCACAAGGTGTTGGTGGAAAACCAACAAATGTAAAAACATTTGCAAAAGCTTAGAAAATCAATATAGTTTCACTTATGACTATACGTGGAGATAGCACTGAATACGATTTATTAAAAAAGTGGTGTGAAACATTACCTTTCTTTGAAGAGCCTAAATCTGTAACTACCTGTGAAATTGGTGTAAGAGAAGGTTTAGGTTCTCAAGTTATTATGATGGGTATTAAATCAAGAATAGGTAATAAACCTTATGAGCATATAGCAATAGATCCATATAACAATTTAAAATATCAACATTACGATGATTCTCCGGAATATACTTGTGATTATACAGATGAAATGAGATCACAAATGGTAAAAGATTTTTCAAACAATAAAGATTTTAATTTTTATCATATGACTGATATTCAATTTATGAACTTATTTTCATCGACTGATAAAATATTTGATTTAGTTCATTTTGATGGGCCACATATGACAAAAGATGTTATAAGAGAAGCAGTATGGTTTGCAGATAAATCTAGAAAAGGATCTAGATTTAT